TAATAACAATTTCACCAATATTTCCACCAACTTGGTCGGGGAAACGGATTGCTAAATCTCTATCAACTCTACGAGTTGAGAATAATCTACCAAGTTCTAATTTGACACTTGGCATAATGTTTTCGACCGCAAGTTTGAACACGCTTGGGTTGAAATGTTTGCCATCATAAATTGACGCCATAAAACTTTTTTCCTCCTAATTTTTGTTTTGGTTTCCTAAATACTCATTAACTAATTCGGGGTTTGTTTCTTGTGTCTTTAATAATTCTTCATAAGACATCTTCTTCAAATCATCGAGAGTTAATGGTTTCGGGTCGCCGTTAGTATGAGGTTGGGGATTGCCTTTTAATAATTCCGCTCTTAAACTTTCCTCTCTCGCCGTAATAAACTCTTTGTGATAATTGGCGGTAGGTTTTCCATCAAGTTCAGCATTGGCAACTTTTGTTGCTAATTCTTCGCTATAACCGATAGCGATATAGTCCTTGATTTTTTCGTTTAATGCTAATTTTCTTGTAAGAGTTTTATTTGTCTCTTCAAGTTCTTGATAGTGTAATGCGCGCTTTTCATCATCGCTCAATTTTTCTTGTTCTTTTCTCTTATATTCAGCGATTTCGCCATTACGGGCGGACAGCAAGTCTTTATGCTTTTTCAAGTCGCCATTAAGAGTTCCAAACTTTTGTTCGATTAACGCTAACGCCTCACTATCGGGCAATTCATTACCATCAATAACGATACCCAATTTTGCTAATTGTTCTTTTGTCATACCTATCTATGACCTCCTTGCGATTATAGTTTTCCCTAACTTTGATTACGATTATTTTTAAGTGGTTTTTCCTAACCACTATCTATAAAAAAGATACTATTTTTAGTATCCCTTTTGACCTATTTAATTTCAATCTTTTTAACCTCGACTATCGCTACTCGGTCGCGTTCCCTTTTGAACTCGACTTTGATTTCTTGGTTATTAACCACGTTATCCACGATATTGTCGATTAGATACTTTTTAATATCGGTAGTATCCTTTACCTTATATAAGAGTTTCCTCTTAATTTTTAATACACAAATCTTTTCACTCGCACCCTTAATTTCAACCTCATAACCTTGATTTAAAATCGTGGTTATAAGGTTAATAATTCTTGGGGTAAAATCACTCGGTTGGAACATTGTTGTTTTGTTCCTTGTTTGCGTTGTAATATGCCTCGCTCTCTTTCCAACTCTCTTCGGGGTCGGCGAATAGACCGCATACAACAAACGCTAATCTTGGGGCAATCTTTGGTTGTGCCAACATCATTGTTAAGACTTGTGCTTTTTGATATAAGTTTTCGTAGTTTCTACGGGTGAACTTAATATCGATGTCCGCCAATTTAAGCGAGTATTTACCAAGCGATAGAGTTTTCATATATCTCATAGCGAGTTTTAAGACCTCTCTCTCGCTTTGTTTGAATAACAATTCATCGTCTAATGCTTTTGCCTCGGTTTCACTCCAACCATCGCGCATAATGACCGCGCCTTGTGAATTACCAATGCTACCACTTTTTGTTAATGGCATACCAACGATACTCTTGACAATTTCAACCATATCGTCTTTAAGTTTTTGGACTTGTTCTTGGTTAAGTTCTTGCTGTAAAAACTCAATCTTTGCCTCGACCTCGCCGTTATCAGTAATATTGATAGCACCCATCTCTTGTAAGTTTTTAAGCATTTCACTATTAATTTCAATGTTCTTAAACACCATAAGAGATTGAACAAATTGTGTTGTGGCATTAACTCTATCACTTTCGATTAGATTGATGGCGTCCAATAAAGATATGACTAATTCAAACGACCCAATTCTTTCATTGTTATTTGGATACTCAACGAGTGGTATGTCGCCGTATGTATGCGGTCTTATATCAATCAATGTTTCAGTTCCATAAATGAACTCGTAATATGTGTCTTTTGAATACGCTTGTAATTTTATTACATCGTTGCCCTCTTCATTTTTGGTCGTCAATACAATACAACCGAGTAATGGACTTTCGCCAATATCACTTGTATAGACAACAAATGCTTGGATAGGACTAATATTGTTGATGATAAATGGACTACTATCTACGTCGTTAAGACGGAAATATTTATTTGGCAATACAAGTCTATACGCCATACCGCCGATTTCTTTCAAGTTAGCAAGCGTTTTGTCTTTGCTTTCCTTGTTTTCCACGACCATATAGTCATTGAGAGCGATAATACTTTCATCATTAACCTCTTCTTTTCGCGCAACATATTGGATTGGTTTATCTAATAGATAACCCGTTTTAAATTGAACGATAGAATAAGCAAGGTTAGATACGATTTTAGCGTTATGCTCGGGTCTAATTTTCTTCTCGCGTTTAAGTATTTCTTGTAAACCCCTATAATAATTGTTCAAGTAGTTAATTTCACTTACATTTTGAGCAAAAATAGGGTATGCCTCATTTAATATCGCGATGACATTTTGAGCATTGACCTCGGTATAGTTTGTAAAAATCTTTTTTCTTCCACTACCAACCATATTTGTTCCTCTCACTAAAACTAATCTCACAAATGAGAATTAAAAAGTAGAAATGAAATGTCCTTTTGGTTAGAAAAACCTTTCAAAAACTTGGACTTTAACTTTCTTTTCAACCTCATTATACATATCGATACACCCCGCAAGAGCGTCAGCAACGTCATCGTGTTGCTTTTTTCCATTGATGGTGAACGATTTAAGTTGTGCTATCGCTCTCTTGTATTCATTAGATTGTTTGCTTGTTTCTAAAAAGCGTATTTCTCTAATTTCGGGGGCGTGTTCAAAAATCTTAATCTCTTTCGATTTAGTGTTGTCAGCATTTCGAGTTGTTATGTTTATTTTAACGCCCTTTTCTAACAGCATTTTTTCCACAGCGTCCTTGTATTCTTGCCCACCATTGTTCTTTTCAAATCGCACGCTACCTAAATCGTGCTTAATAATCGCATTTACGACCTTTGGTTGCGTTATTTTCTTATTGCCATTATCGAAAACAATATCGGGGCAATATAAGATTTTGCCATATTGATAAAGAATAGGCATACAAGTATAGTCGCCACCGCCCCACGCAATATCGCAAAACGCGAATATTCTATCGGGTTTGTCCTCGGGTAATACACCATTATATTCTTGTAATTCATCAAACAAAAGACCCGTTCTTTCGAGTGGTGTTTGGATATATTGAGCGTTCCAACTTGCTAAATCGTCCATATCCTCAAACGATTGTCTTTTATTGCGATAATAGTTAGTATCGAAACCAACATTATATAAATAATCAAAGTTGCTTTCATCGTTTTCGTTCAATGCGGGTATATTGATAATCTTAAATCTAATTGTGGTGTTTTCAATATTGAACATACGGCAACCGATTGGGTCAGCAAGAGACCAACGTGTGCCTATCCAAAGCGTTTTTGCGCCCATTTTAGCACGCGATAATAAGTTGTTATTAACTTTAAGATTTAACGCCTTTAAACGTTCCTTATTCAACGCCTCTTCGATACCGCTACATAAATCGTCCGCTATCAATAAACCATTACAATCGCACGCGCCATTTAAACTTTCAGCGTCAATAGACCTACCCGTAAAACTATGGTAGCGTTTCACACGCCCGCAATCTAAATAACACTCTTTCGAGTTGGCAAAACTATTAGAGTTCCACTTGGTATTAGGAAATATCCTATCCCATAAATAAGTATTGTTGTCGTTCAATATTTCCGTGAGACCTTTATAAAAGGCACTCGTTAAAGTTGCGCTACAAGAACAATACAAGTTTGCTAATTCGCTGTTAATACCAATTTGCCAAGACAAGAGAAACAAAACAAGTGTCGTTTTTCCCGTTCTTGGTGGTTGTGAAATAAATATCTCGTCATACTTATCCCATATAACCAAATCTTCAAGGTCTTTAACGAGCGGTAAGAGTTGTTTTCTACGGGGTAGATAAAATCTCTCTTTGATTGGTCTATTCCACTCTAACGCTTGAAAATAACTATCGAGCGAGTAGGGGGTTTCCGCCACCAAAACTTGCCAATATGTATCGTAATGTAATTTTGATTGGGGATTATCTTTATAATGTAAGAACTTATTTAATAAATCTTTAAGACTTTTGCCATACTCTAACCCGACCACAGCGTCTTTTTTGAGCATATTTCTCGTAAGCGCAACAAGGTCTTTTAAAGTTTGGGCGTTTAACCCATTTTCTTTATCCGCTATGTCTAAAATCTTATAAAAAAGTTCCATATATTAAATTAACACCCTTTTGTTTCTTCGAGCAATTTTATTGCCTTGAAATACATAGCACCACACCTATCGCCAAAAGTTTCAATGATATAATAACCTTTATCAATAAAGATTTTTTGAACGCTAACAATATCCATAGCGTTAAAAACCTCAACCATTATATTTCCAAACTCGTCTTTCCAAATAACATAATTACTCATTTTAACACCTCTTTCAGTAAATCAAACTCTTCTTGCGTTAATGTCCTATCTTTCGTATGAACACACCAATTATAATCATTAAGATTTTTACTATCTTTTAATAATTGAACATCAGCACTTTTCTTTTTAATAATTCCAAATGCTTTAAGTTTTTTTCTTATAAGTTCCATATTTTATTTTTTCACACTAATATCAATATAGTCAATGTTAGCAAGGGGTATTTCGCTAAAATAACTCTCTTTACGATAATATTCGGTCAATATAAGTCTTGGGTCGTGGTCTTTATTTACCACCACTCTAACCTCTTCAAACTCAAACGTATCTATTTTATCGCTATCTAAACTTTTAATTTTAATTATCATCATAGTAATACACCTCTCAATAATTCATACTCTTCTTCGGTTAATATAGGCAAATCATATAAAGCGGTTGTGCTGTTGTAAGAACTTAAACCATTTTTCAACCACATAACGCAAACTTTTTTATCTTTAATAATTTCTAATGCCTTATGCTCTTTATTAACTTGTGCTAAATCAAATCGCCTAATTTCTTTCATTAACTCGTGTTCTTTGAGAGCGTTTTCGATAATAGGAAATATTGCGCTATCTTTAATCAAAAAAGTAGTTCTATTTCCTAAACCATTATCGTAAGAGGTATAAGGCATATTGCCTACTTGTCTTTTAAGTTCTTCAAAAGCGTCTAACTCTTTACTCATTGTCTTTTACCTCATAACCAAATGGAACTTTGCCATCGACAATAGATTTCCAATGTTTAATCACGTCGGGGTGTGCGTTTGGGTTTTCTAATAGTCTCTTACTCGCCTCCGTTTGCAATAAGTCCCAAGTGCTTTTTGACATTGTTTTAGCGAACTCATAAGCATATTGAGGGTAAAGCATATCTTCATAGTCAATTAAGCGCATACCGACTTTGCTCTCGCGCATAAACTTGGCGATTATCTCCCACGCAATAAGACTTGCTTGGAAACCCGTTATGCCACCAACCTCGCTCCTATCAATATATTTTGCTGTTGCCAACATACAACCACTAATAGCGTGAACAATCTCGGCATAATCTAAAACATCGCTATTGACTACCTCGTCAAGCAACTCGTTTAATTGCTCTCTTGTTCTAACATTATTCGCTTTTCCGTAAATATACTCTTTATAAGTCATAGCAATACCCCCTTTAATAAATCGTATTCTTCTTTGGTTAAATCGGTTAAAAATAATTCTTTATAATTGTTGTAGTCTAAATTATCAAATCTTGCTTTTAAAATCATAAGACAATTACAAGCACTTGTTGTTTTTTCTTTAATGATTTTCAACGCTTTTTCAGTTTCAAGGTCGGTTATTTTAACATCTTTGTAATTTTTACAAATTGTCTCAACGATTTGTTGCGTTATCCCTTGCGTTCTTCCATACAACATTATACTTTTGCTTTTTAGTTCCTCATAGTCTTTAAGAGCATTTTCGATGATTTTACACTCGTGAGAATATCGTGTGTAAATATCGCTTGCGCAACCAACATAAATAGTGGGCGCATTTTTTATTATTTCTAACGCTTGTAATTCTCTACTCATTTTCAACCCTCCTAACCATTACGATTGGCGCATTTTCCCCGATATATGGCAACGCGCGTAGCGTGTTGAACTCGATAAACTCAATCGCCTCCACCTCGTTCCAATTATTGTCCGCCATCAATTCTCTAACCATTAAATCAAAATCATAAATAACCCTATCATCAGCACTAAAACCAATAATAGAGTTATCAAACGAGGGGTTGTCGAAAACGACCACACCGCACTCTAAACTTTCTCTCAACTCTTTATTAATCATCATCAATTATCCTTTCGTGATTTCCCAAAACCCAACTATCGTTGAAACGCTTATAACCTTGATAAAACTTTTTATTATTCAAAATCGAATAAACGCTTGGTGTTTTCCACGCCTTGCCACTTTTGGATTGCGACCCGCTGTCATTTAAGTAATCGCAAATCGCTTGTAATGTCATACCACGCCCACGCATTTCAAAAATCATTTTCACAATAGGACTTTCAATGTCGCTCTTTTGTAAAACGCCGTGGTTGGTAGTATAACCATAAGGTATTTGCCCGCCACAAAAACCGCCTTGTTGCGCTTTAATGTTTTTCCCCGCCATAGTTCTAATCTTAATGTTCTCACGTTCCATTTCCGCCACGAACACCAAAGTCGAAACCATAAACTTGTTTTGCGGACTATCAAGGTTTAAATCATCATAAACCGAGTGCAATTCAATCCCTTTGCGTTTCAACACAAAAAGGTAGTAGAAAAACAACTCAATCCTACGCGCCACCCTATCGTGCTTATAAACAATTATCGCGTCGTATGGTGGTTTCGCAATTTCCTCTTTATAAAGGATACTATCCCACGCGGGTCGTTGCTCTTTCGCGCCACTAACGACATCTTTCAACCACTCAACAATCACGAAATCATTTTCTTGCGCATACTTTAAGATTGCCGACTTTTGTGCCTCAATACCAAACTTATCGTCTTTTGCTTGTTCATTTGTGCTTACACGGATATAACCGATTGCCTTTTTCATATCTTTCCGCCCTCCTTTTAGAGCATAATCATAATACACCCAATTTTTATCTTGTGTCAATCACCAAAATAAAAAGGTCTTTTACATTTAAGGGGGGTGAGAGACCTAACCCCGCGCGTTTTTGAGGGGGTTGATATTTTCCCCATACCCCCCGCATTTCGTGGCGTATTTTCGCTATTTTATTTTAAAAAATGCCGATTTTTTGCCCCTATAAGACACGAAACCGCAAAAAATGACCGCTATATATTAAAAATATATATTTTCTTTTTATCGTGTGTTGGTATGATAAAAAAACCACACACCAACACAACCGCCCACCGCTGACCAACCCCGCGCGATTGTCTTTATATTGGGGCGATAGGTTGAGACCCTACGCGCGACAATTATTATTAATAGTCATTATTAGATATTAGATATATATAAAGAAACCAAGGGAAAAGAGCGGGGGTAATAATTCCGCTTATGAGTGTATTTTTTTAGCGTGTGCGAAATATCTCAATAAAAAATAAGATTGTTATTATTCTTATATTTTGATATATTAATTATGCAAACGAAAACCAACCCCAACCCAAACGATACCGATTATATAACATAGTTATATAATAGATACGCAAGAGCGAGGGGCAAACCTACCACCAACACGGCGAGCGGTGGCAAGGGGTGGAAACGCAAACACGCCGACCCAAACCAAGAGGGGCAAGGGGTTAGAGATAACCGCCCCCGCGTTAGTATCCTAGAAAACGTAAAAAACAAAAAATTGTTATTTGAAAAAGCATATCTAAAACCGCCGATTTAAACGGATAATATTTTTATACGGGTTTGTTTGTGATTTTTCGCCCGTTGCAATAGAAATCTCTTTTTTCGTTTTTTTGGTAGTTAAATAAAAACGCTGTAGCGATTGTGTAGCGGTGTAGATATGCGACCCAACCACGAGCAACACGCCCCGAGAGTGTCGGGGGGTTGGTTTGCTGGTTGGCAATTAGTCGCCTCTTTTATGTCTCGTTGTGAGGCAAGAAAAGAGGGCAAACAATGACACAAAAAGACAAGATTAAAAAAGTTGTATTTTTCGCGGATAGAGACAGCGAAAAAGAACTAATCAAAAAAGCATTAAAAAATAAATCTTTTAGAATACCGCAAAAGCGCGCCACCGCTTGCGGTTGGGA